GGTGTGACAGGTGCGACCGTGACTTGGCAATCGGCTTACATTTAGGAGAATAAATGACAGTTAGAACCCCGCCCAGTTGGTTGCAGAACGGATCGCACCCTGCTGAAAACGATCGCCTTACAACCCAGGCGCTGTGGGCTACCACAGGTATCATCAACAGCGCATCTTTACTTGTTACGCAAAACACTCCTGCGGGTCTTTCTGTTGTTGTTGCATCAGGTTGGGCGGCAATTGTTGGAACCACACAAGCCAACATGGGAACTTATGTAACTTACAACGATGCAAGCGTTGTTCTTTCTTTGAACACAGCCGATCCGACCAACCCACGCATTGACCTTATTTGCGCAACTGTAAATGACGCTTATTACACAGGATCGCTAAACAATGTGGTGATTCAGGCAATTGCGGGAACTCCTGCGGGATCGCCTGTGGCTCCAAGCCTTCCAGCCAACTCCATCACCTTAGCCACCGTTGCCGTAGGCGCGGGCGCAACTGCAATCACGAACGCCAACATCACAGACACACGCGTTTTGGTTACAACCAATATTCCTGAGTCGGGCGACATCAGCGCAGTCAACGCTGGCACAGGTCTTTCAGGCGGCGGATCAAGCGGCTCTGTAACTTTGGCTATTGATACGGCCGTGACCGCCGATCTTACAACGGCACAAACTTTGACTAATAAAACTTTAACATCGCCGCTTATAAATCTAGGTATCAACGCGCAGACAGGAACCACTTACACCACGGTTCTAGCCGATAACGGCAAACTTGTAACACAAACAAACGCCAGCGCTATAGCCACAACCATTCCTTTGAACTCAAGCGTGGCCTATCCAATTGGCGCTCAGATAAACATCGCGCAAATGGGTGCGGGCCAAGTGACAATTTCAGGAGCAAGTGGTGTAACCATCGCTTCAACAGGCGCAACCGCAACTGCACCTAAGTTGAGAGCGCAATATTCAACAGCCACGGCGGTTCAAACCTCAACTGACACATGGTTAGTTATGGGTGACATTTCATGAGCCGCTTAGCATTAACGCCCACAAATGTGCCTGTTTCAGCAACTGATATTTCAACGCCAACTCTTAGGGCTGGCGATCTTTACTACAACACGACCGAAGGTCTGAAGGTCTACACTGGATCGGCATGGTCTGCCATGGGCGTTCCGCCTTTAACAGAAGTAGATGCGGGTGTGTTTGATAGCATTGCCCCATACAATGGTGGCGATCCGACTACAACTTCGACACAAACAGTTAACGGAGGTACTCCCTAATGGCAGTTGTAACACAAATCCAAGTACGCAGGGGAACAGCCTCTCAATGGACTTCAACTAATCCAACGCTTGCTGCGGGAGAGTGGGGTTACGAAACAGACACAAACAAAGTTAAGATTGGCACAGGATCAACAGCCTGGAACTCTTTAGGCTACCAGGGCGCGGGTGACATTGAAGGCGTGACGGCTGGAACTGGTCTAAGCGGCGGTGGAACTTCAGGCACAGTAACTGTTTCAATTGATACATCTGTCACGGTTGATCTAACTACGGCACAAACATTAACCAACAAGACTCTAACTGATCCAAAAATCAACTTAGCCTTTGACGCAGAGACTGCTTCCTACACAGCCGTTCTTGCTAATAATGGTCAAGTTGTCACAATGAACAACGCTGCGGCTAACACATTCTCTATTCCTACAAACGCTTCTGTTGCTTTCCCGATCGGCACGCAAATAAATGTGCTACAAATTGGCGCAGGACAAACAACTATTCAAGCGGTAACAAGCGGCACTACAACGATCCAATCGACTGGCGCAACTGCCGCAGCACCAAAACTTCGTGTGCGTTATAGTGCGGCAACTTGCGTAAAAGCAGGAACTGACCTTTGGTATGTGTTTGGAGATATTGCCTAATGCCTATTCTTGGAGTTATTGCATCTGCCATTACAGGTAATCTTGGGTTGATTGTTGATTACCTTGTTGTTGCTGGTGGTGGTGGTGCTTCAGGTGGTGGAACAACAGCACAAAATCAAGTTTCAGGTGGCGGTGGAGCAGGTGGATTACGCTCAACGGTAACCAATACTGGCGGTTTAGGTTCTTTGGAAACTCCATTAACGCTTGCTTTTAATACTGCTTACACAGTTACAGTTGGTGCTGGTGGTGCGGCTGGTCCATCAAATCAATTTTCTCCCCCACCTTTAGGTTCAGTTGGTAGTAACTCTGTATTTGCGACTATTACTTCAACAGGCGGTGGATTCGGAGCAACGCAATTTGGATCAGCGCATACAGGCGGTGCAGGTGGTTCAGGCGGTGGTGGTGGTTCAGGCGGCGTAGCAGGAACAAGAACGGCAAGCCCAGTTCAAGGTTTTAATGGTGGAGATGGTGGCGTTTACACTTCTCCAGGATATTCAGGCGGTGGCGGTGGAGGTGCTGGAGCGGCTGGAACTGCTGGAAACTCAACATCAGGTAATGGTGTAGGCGGTAATGGTGGTACTGGAGTTGCCGTAGCAATTACTGGTTCTTCAGTTACTTATGCTGGTGGCGGTGGCGGTGGTAATTATGGTGGTTCAGGTACTGCTGGTTCAGGTGGCGCAGGTGGCGGTGGAAATGCGAACCTAACTTCCGCAGGTGTTTCAGGAACAGTAAATACAGGTGGCGGTGGAGGTTCAGGCGGTTCAGGGTATGGTGGGCTTCCACCTGCGGCTGGCGCTGGCGGTTCAGGTATTGTTGTTGCCCGTTATTCAGGCACTACACAAAAAGCAACTGGCGGAACTATAACTACATCAGGTGGTAACACAATTCATACTTTTACATCATCAGGAACATTTTACACTGGTGTAGCACAAGCAACTGGTGGAACAATTACTCTAGCAAATGGATATTGGGTTCACACATTTACATCATCAGGCACATTCACACCATCAGCCAATCTGACCTGTCAGTACATTGTTGTTGCAGGTGGTGGGGGTAGTTCTGATGGTCGCTTTGGCGGTGGGTCGGGTGCTGGTGGTTATCGTTCATCTGTTACTGGTGAGAGTTCAGGTGGTGGTGCATCTGCAGAGTCATCTATCTCAATGACGAATGCCACCTCATATACAATCACAGTTGGAGCGGGTGGTAGCACAACTTCAAACGGCTCTGACTCATCTATTGCTGGAAGCGGTCTTACAACTATCACATCTACTGGTGGTGGTCGTGGCGGTGGAGCAGGAACCTACAATGGTTATAGCGGCGGTTCAGGTGGCGGTGGCGTTGGTTATTACAACGGTGCAGGTGGGGCTGGAACTGCAAATCAAGGCTATGCAGGTGGTACTGGTCAAGTTCCCGACAATCGCGCAGGTGGTGGTGGCGGTGGTGCGGGTGCGGCAGGAACAAATGCCCCAGGCAGAGGCGGTAACGGTGGAATTGGTGTTCAATCATCTATTACTGGAACAGCAACTTATTATGCTGGTGGCGGTGGCGGTGCGGCAGAACTACCTTTAAGTGGCGGTGGAACTGCTCCAGCGTTAGGTGGCTCAGGTGGTGGCGGTAACGGTGGTTATGGAGATGGAACTGGAGTTGTTTACAATCAGCCACAAAGCGGAACAGTAAATACTGGCGGTGGCGCAGGTGGTAGGCCAACCAATTCAATTGAACCATTGGGCGGATCAGGTATTGTTATTATTCGTTATCTAGCATAAGGAGAAGGCAAATGAAAGAAGATAATGTAACCCAAATTAAAGAAGAAAAAGTAACGCAACTTTTTAGTTATGAAGTTGTAATGATGGTTCACATAGTTGCTGATACTGAAGCGGAAGCCAAAGGGCAACTAGATGAAAAAGGTGGAATTGTTACAAAGCGTGATGTAAAATTACTGAACGCAGCAACGCTTTACGGCGAAAAGGAGACAGAATAATGGCACATTTTGCCAAAGTTGTAAATGGGATCGTTGAACAAGTAATTGTTGCCGACACTGCTGAGTGGTGCAAAGCCAACCTTGGCGGTGAGTGGGTGCAGACTTCTTACAACACACACGGTGGAGTTAATAGCCGCGCAGGTGGCGAAGCCCTACACAAGAATTATGCTGGCATTGGTTACACATTTGATGGCACAGGATTCGCAGCGCCGCAGCCTTACGCTTCATGGACTTTGAACAGCGACACTTATTTGTGGGAAGCGCCGACACCTGCTCCAACAGACGGCAAGCGATACGAATGGAATGAAGCCGATCTAGAATGGGTGGAAATCCCTGTAAGTGAGTAAGGCGCTATGCCAACTACCACTTATCGGTACTTATTTGTAGACCTTCCGACCAACACAATAATTGCTGAGTTGCCACTTACAGGGGTAGCATTCACACAACAGTTGAACACGGCTGGAACCTTCTCGGGCCATTTATTACTTTCAGGTCTAGACGCTGCGGCATTTAATATTGATGCTTCTACAATCCCAGGCAAGTGCGGTATTTATGTAGACCGCAATGGCATCTTAGTTTGGGGTGGGGTTATTTGGAGCCGCACTTATAACAGCAGCGATCAAACTTTGTCTTTCAACGCCCGCGAGTGGATTTCATACTTTGAACGCCGCCGCATCACCACAACACGCGACTTTGACGGTATCGACCAATTGGTAATTGCTAAGACCCTCATTGAGGATGCGCAAAACGAACCCTACGGTGACCTTGGAATACTTTACAACACCGCAGGGCAAACAACCTCGGGCGTTTTGGTAGATCGCGTGTATTACGACTACGAACTGAAGTCGCTCTTTAATGCCATCCAGGATTTATCTCGTCAAGAGGATGGGTTTGATTTTGACATTGACATTGAATATGACGGCGTGACTGGACTGCCAACCAAAGCCTTCAATACTTACTTCCCGCGCAGCGGCACTCCTTATGATCCAAATGACCCCGAGGCTGTTGTCTTTCAGTTCCCTGCGGGCAATGTGGTCGAGTACGAATACCCCGAGGATGGCTCAATCGCGGCCAATACCATCTACGCTTTAGGCGCAGGTTCCAATGAAGGTAAGTTAGTCTCAACTGCCGAAAACACCTCATTCCTTCTTGATGGCTGGCCTTTACTTGAGGATCAAGCCAACTACTCCGACATCACCGATCAAACGGTGCTAGATGAGTTGGCCACAGCCCAAGTGATCGCCGTGTCCTATCCCCCAACAACCATCAAAATGGTCGTGCCGCCTTATGTAATTCCCGAGTATGGAACCTACGAAGTGGGCGATGATGCACGCGTTCTGATCCAGGACAACCGTTTCCCTGAAGGCTTGGATGAGATTTATCGCATTGTGGGTGTGTCGGTGCAGCCTGGTGAGGATGGACCTGAACGCGCTACTCTTACTTTGACCCAGGGTTCAGGAGAAGCGTAATGGCCTACATCAACCAACCGCCAGCCTTGCAGACTATGTTTGCCGATCTTGACAGCCGCTTGCGCAAGTTGGAAACTGCGGTGCGCTTCACAGCCCCTGATGTTTCAACTGAGCCAACCTATCCACGCGTGGGCGACATCATCTTTGATAACTCAGATGATCTGATGAAATATTGGAACGGCACAGCCTGGGTTGAGTTCGCCGATAACAACCTCGGCACATCTATTATTGTTACTACGAATGCAACGCTGAAAACGGTCAACAATAACATCGCATTCACGGGCCAGCCTTTGACCATTGAGTCCCAACGCATCGGCAAGATGATCACGGCCTACGCGGAGATTATTGGCACAACAATTACAAACTGGGGAACAGGACAGATTTACTTCGAGTTGCCAGTGGGCTTTCCAACTTTTGCACACCAGGTTATTGCTGGCGGCGCGATCATTGATGGCGGAACTACTTACACAATATTTGGTGTGATTGCACAGGGTGATAACAAAATGTATCTGTGGCATCCAACTTCCAACGGTGGCTCAGACACCGTCACCCATAACAAGCCAGCCGTTCTAGATGCAACCTCGACCATTGTTATAAACGGCGTTGCTTTAGTCGCATAATTGTTATTATTACATCATGACACCTAATGAATGGCTTGGCATCGGAGTTGCCGTCAGCACCCTTTTGGGATCGCTGGCAATTGCGGTGCGCTTCTTAGTGAAGCACTACCTGTCCGAATTGAAACCAAATGGCGGAGCAAGCCTTCGCGATGAGCAAACTAGGCAAGGCGCATCAATCAAACGGTTAGAGGATCGTATAGATGAGATTTATCGCTTGCTTATTAGTCGCCCTTAGTCTGACTGGTTGTGGGTATCAAGGCTGGACTAGGTATCCTTGCCAAGAATATGAAAACTGGCAAAAGGCTGAATGCAACCCACCTCAATGCGAAGCGATCGGTCAATGCACTAAGGACTTACTACCAAATGTGGAAACCGATGGCTAGAAAAAGACTCACACCCGAGGAATTGCACGCTCGCCTGATCGTCACGATTGGCATCCTGCTTGCTTTGGTATTTGCAGGATCGGTCTTTGCGATGCTTTATGCGTTGGTATTTGTGACGCAACCTATGGCCCAGGCTCCCAATGATGCTGCGTTTATAGATCTAGTCTCCACTCTTTGCGTGTTTCTAACTGGCACCCTTTCAGGCATCTTGAGTGCAAATGGGCTAAAATCTAAACCGAAGCCAAAGGAGGGCGAAATCGATGAGCCAACGCGATGAGTTTGTAGAAGTTGCGCTGAAGGAAGTCGGCACGATTGAAGGGCCAAAAGATAACGAAACCAAGTATGGCGCTTTCACAAAAGCCAACTTCTTACCTTGGTGCGGATCGTTTGTAATGTGGTGCGCAAACCAGGTAGGTCTCAAGATCCCTAACTGCGTGTCTACGCAAGCAGGAGCCTCTGCGTTTCTAGCCAAAGGGCGCTGGCAAGCAGCCGAGGAAGCAACCCCATTACCTGGCGACATTGTTTTCTTTGACTTTCCAGGAGATGGGATCGACCGCATTTCGCATGTGGGCATCGTTGTAAAAGATAACGGCAACGGCACGATTACTTGCGTGGAGGGAAATACCAGCCCTGATAAGAAAGGCGACCAAAGAAACGGCGGCGAATGCTGCTTGAAGGTTCGCGCTTACAAGAAAAAGAACGGCAGTAAATTAGTCAAATCTAAGCCTGTAGCAGTTGTGGGCTTCGGTAAACCAAAGTTCAAGGAGACCAAATGAACGCACAAATCAGAGCAGCACTTGAGTCATACGCACGATCCTTTGTGGTTGCGGCTATAGCCGTCTACTCCGCAGGAGAAACCGATCTACGAGCCATTCTCATCGCAGGTCTAGCCGCTGTTGCTGGCCCAGCCATTCGCGCCGTCAATCCAAAAGACCCAGCGTTTGGCTTCATCGCTGACGCAGTTGATGTAGAACTTAAAGCGCTTGCCAAAAAGTCTAAGAAGAAAACAAAGTAACTCACAGAGGATTGCACCCGACTCTCTCCCGAGGTCGGGTGCTTTCTCTTTGTAAACTGTTAAGGTATCCTTTAGGCTCGAGGAGGCATCATTATGTTGAATGATAAATTCATAGAAATCTTGTCCAAACGACAAATCAGACGCGGTTCAGAATATTGTGCCTACCAAGATTTGTATAACAAACTAAGCAAAGAGGACCAAAAGGCTCTTGATAACGCTTGGGCCAAGAACTACCCGACAAACCTAATTGTTCAAGCCCTGCGTGCAGATGGGCATAAGTGCAGTTCCGACACCATTCGACTTCATAGAAACGGCACATGCAGATGTCCGAAAGAATAGATGCCCTCATCAAAGAACGAGGCAAAATGTATGGCGAGGCTGTCGATAACTTCACGGCCGTGGGCAGAGGCTGGGGCGCAATCCTTAACATCGAGGACATCCCGCCGTATCAAGTAGCGTTGATGATGGACTTTCTAAAGACCATCCGTTGCGCGATCAACCCAACACACGAGGACTCCTGGCAGGACAAAGCGGGCTATTCGGAACTCGGGAAACGGATCGCTCTCGATGAGTCTTAAAGATCAATTTGATGAGATGCCTGAGGGCGTTGAGTCCAAGGATGTAAAAGAATTACGGCAAGCCATGCTGCGTTTGCAGAAACAACTGAAACAATCAAAAGAACGAAATGAGGACCTGGTCTTTGCTACACGCCAGGCGGCCTACGATGCAATGCTCACCTTTGGCAAAATACCACCAGTTCCAACTGTGGCTATTGATAAACGCAAAGCAAAAGGTGAAGTTGCGCTTTGGCACATGACGGATTGGCAAGGAGCCAAACGAACCGTCAGTTATAACTCTCAGATTATGCGCAGACGCGTGATGGAATTTGCAGAGAAGGCCGTCAGGATCACCGACATTCAACGCGCTGATCACCCTGTAAAAGAAGTAACCATTGCCTTTGGCGGCGACATGGTCGAAGGCTTGTTCAACTTCCCAAGCCAGGCTTTTGAGATTGATAGCACCCTATTTGAGCAATATGTAAATGTTTCTCGCCTTTGCGTGGATGTGGTCAGGTTTGCCCTGGCTAATTATGAAAAGGTCACCGTGGTTCCCGAGTGGGGAAACCATGGTCGGATCGGATCAAAGCGCGACAATGTTCCGCGATCCGATAACTTCGACCGTATGTGCTACGAGTTGGCCCATCAGTTGCTTCAGGGAGAAAAACGCCTGGTGTGGCAGGACTGTCCCGAGGATATTCAACGCATCGAGATTGGCAACTACCGAGCGCTGTTGATCCACGGAGATGAAGTGGGCCGCAACGGTTTTGCTTCCCCTGGTGCAATAGTTCAACACGCAAACAAGTGGCGCTCGGGTTCCTACCCTTGGGAGTTCAGAGATGTTTATATTGGCCACTATCACACGCACGCGGAGTGGTCGATGGCTAACGGACTCGGAGCGGTGTATCAAACAGGCTCAACGGAGTCCGACAATCGTTATGCAGGTGTGATGCTTGCGGCCAGCGCAACTCCATCGCAACGCCTTCACTTCATTGATCCAGTAAAAGGCCGCGTGACTGCCGCCTACAAGGTTTGGTTAGATTGAGGCCTCTGCTGCATCCACAGCATCATCAACAGAGTAGGAATGTTCCTTAGAACATTGTCCACATTCTTTGCACATCAATCATCCTCATAATCATCACCATAATCGCTGGTGATCAATCTCATGTCTGCGATGTCGATGCCATTATCTTTTGCTTTATCCATTGCTTCTTTGAAGGTGGAAAGGCAACGGCTAGTTAGATCGGTAACCATGTCGGGATATTGGGCCTCGGTTCCCAATTCAACGGCAAGGCCGCCTAGACGGATGGATATTTGTGAATAAGCCATGGTGGACCCCCTTGCTGAAATTATGCCTGTAATCACGCCTGTAATGTATCCGCCACGCCCGATCCAGGGTCCTTCCAATTGTCGGTGGCGTGTGCCAAGGTATGCCTTACAAGGGCGAAAGCCCCCTACAGAAAGGAAGGCTCATGGCCGAGAAATACAGCCTTGAGGATTACGAAACGGTCGAAGCGCGTCTCCGCCGTCTATACGAAAAATACCCAACAGCCCGATTGCTTACAGAACTGATCTACCAGGATGAGCGCCGCTTCATCTGTAAGACATTCTTGTATCTTGATCCGAAAGACAACACCCCGCACTCAACAGGCTATGCCGAGGAGATTGTGGGCGCTGGGTTTGTAAATAAAACATCGGCCCTTGAGAACTGCGAAACTTCCGCGATTGGCCGTTGCATAAGCAACTCCGTTCTTTGCCTTGGCGCACCAGTTGGCAAGCGCCCATCTCAAGAAGAGATGCAAAAGGTCGAACGCTACAAAGCAGAACCACGCAAAGCACCAGTAAAGAAACTCTCCTGGACTGACGATCAATTGAAACTCGCCGAAGCAGCCATTCAGACGGTTGCTGCGATGAGTGACAAAGAGAAGTTGCGCGAGTTGTGGACTGGAAGCGCCGAGATTATTGACGCGCCAGTAAAAGGAACCACTCTGAAGGATGTAATCAATGCACGCGTTGCGGAGTTGAGCGCTTAATGAGCAACTTCAAAGTTGTGATGGGGGACTTGGAACTCCCCCTCACTCCATACGCTGGCACTTCAGGCTGGTCGGGATCGCAAACCAGCCAGGATCGTGCAGTTCAAGATGACACCGATGGAACTACAAAGGGCCGCCAAAATGTCACCTTGCGATTGATCAATGCATCCAAAACTTATGGAATGACCTGGAAAGAACTGGCCGATGAAACAGGCTGGCATCACGGCCAAGCCTCGGGTGTTCTTTCTGTTCTGCACAAAGAAGGATTGATTGAACGGCTTACGGAGCGGCGTGGCAAATGTGCCGTCTACATCGGGTTAAATTCGGTCAACGGTCGCAAGACCTCAGTTCGTAAAATCAAAAGTTGTAAGCATTGTGGAGGCGAATTATGAGTGAAAAAGAACAGGCGTTTTGGGATTGGTGGAACAAGATTGAACCGTACAAAGACTTGTACAACCTGCGCATGGCATTTGACGCGGGTTATGACGCTGGAAAAGGAGATGTGTGATGAGCGATAAAACTAAGAAGTTTGAACCAAGCGCTGGATTTGTGGTGTCGGTTCACATGAATAAGTTAGGGATCAGGGCGGTTGCCGCCGAGTTGGATGGCATCTTTGCAGAAACTTTGGCCGAGGCGATGGATCGGGCTGGCTTTCAGTTGGTTCCTGATCCGTTTAACCTGACTAACGATGCCAAGAAGGTGATTGAGTTAGAAGAGCGTCAAAAGAACTCAGGACTAACACTTGTAAAGGAGGCGGGCGATGATGACCCAAGTGGTGACACCTCAGCAAATTGAGTCGCGCCTTTATGCTTTATCTAAAGAAGTAGATGAAGCACACCAGGGTTTGGTTGATACAGAGCGTGAGTTCCATCAGACAACAGCCGAGTATGAAATAGCCATGGCACGCACACGCATTTCTTTGGCCAGCAAGTCATCGCCGACTGGAAAGAATTACACGGTCGGCGAGCGCGAGGACATGGCAATTATTGAAAATGCCGATCAGCATTTTAAGATGGCAACCATGGAAGCCCAGGTAAAAGCCGCACGCGCCAATGTGCAGCGGTTGAAAACCCAGGTGGAGATTGCCCGATCAATGTCGGCTTCAGTCCGATCCAGCATGGAGTTGTCATGACCATTGATCCAAACGACTGGAAAATGGCTGAACGGATCGCTGAAAACAGCAAGGTCTATAAAACACCCGCAGAGGTATTAAGCGCTTTTGAAGCGTTTATGAAGCAAGTAGAAAACAACCAGGAAGAAGGCGAAAATGAAAAGGATTAGTTTAGCAATGGCTGCGTTGCTGGCTTTGGGAGTTATCCCGAGTGCAAACGCAGATGTTTATGTAAAGGTGGATGCAAACGGCAACGCAATCGGCGGGGCCATAGTTTGTGATGCGGAAACCTGCGGAGAAGGATCGCTTTATTCACAGATGACCCTGGGGCCTGGCGAGCGTTATGTTTTACAGGGTTTGGGCGATGCGGGAATTGGAAACAACAACCCTGGAGTCGATGTAAAGGTGGACATTCCAACGCAAACCTGGACCGTGACAAATAACAACCAGCCCGATCCAGTCGTGACAACTTTCACGCCTTTTACTGGGACAACGGTCGCATCAATTGCGCCAACAATCACCGAAACATCTACGGTGACTTTGGATACGGCTACCGCGACCATGGATACAACCACGGCAACCGTGGACACTTCGACCGTCACCGTGTCGGACCTGGATGCCAAGATCAGGGAACTTCGGGCGTTGATTGCCTGGATTGAGGAGTTGTTAGCGAGGTTGTTCAAGTGATAGATCTACAAGGAATGCTGATTAAGTCGCTTGAGGCTTATGACAGCCAGCGCGATCGTTCGCAACAGGTGGAAGTTGGGCCTTCAAGTATCGGTGGATGTCGCCGACAGGTTTATCACATCCTGAAACAAACCCCCAAGATTAACACCGACACGGAGTCGCTGGCCTCGATCATGGGAACCTTTATTCACGCTGGGATCGCCGAGTCGATCAAGCGCGAGGACCCATTTGGCGACAACTTCATCATCGAACAGCAGGTTACCTTTGGCGACCTAAAGGGCCATGTTGATCTGTACATAAAGGACCTGGGTATGGTTGTGGATTGGAAAACAACCAAAAAGAAGTCGCTGCGTTACTTCCCCAAGATGCAGCAGAGAATGCAGGTCCAGGTTTATGGCTACCTGCTTGCCAAGAACGGACACGAGGTCAAATATGTGTCCCTGGTGGCTATCCCACGCGATGGGATCATGAGTGAAATCCGCGCTCATGTTGAGCCGTATGATGAGGCCCTGGCCTTGGAAGGATTGATGTGGCTAGATGAAGTCAAAAAGATCGCTGCCGAGGATGGACCAAAACCCGAACCGACCGAGAACCTGGGATTTTGCGCCGCTTACTGCGACTTTTACGATCCAACAGGAGAGGTCGGATGCCCGAGTACAAACAGGTAGATTGGGATAAAGCCGAATGCTTAGAAGTCGACACTGAGTTGTTTTATCGGGTCGAGGAGGAGCGCAACTCGACCGCTTATCAATACATCAACGCGGTCCGATCCATCTGTGGTCGTTGCCCGATCCAAAAGGACTGCCTGGCATACGCCTTTGGCAACGAGGACTATGGGGTGTGGGGAGGGTTGACCAGCCTTGAGCGGCGATCCATGGGCGATCCCGAGAAATACCCCATCCAGTTGCGCCGAGCGCTGGAAGCCTTAAAGATGTACGGAATTACCTACGAGGAAGTGAGGAAGGTGTATGAGCATTCGGTTGATGTCGGAATGTTGGCGGGCAGATTTACCTACGGTCGAAAAAATGGTGTTGTTGATCATCGCCGACCACGCCTCTGACGATGGAACCGAAGCCTGGCCTTCTCAAGCCACAATCGCAACCAAGGCCAGCATCTCTATCAGGACCGTTCAAAGGGCCGTCAATAGCCTGGTAGCGGCTGGATATTTATGGATGGAGAAAGGTGCTGGGGGCAGCGCCAACTGCCGCGAGGATCGCAGACCGCATCGCTATACGATCAACATCAAAAGATTACGGGGCGACACAGAGTCTACCCGCGAGGATCGGGCCGACTTTGACGACATCAACGGGGCGACTTTGACGACACCTACGGGGCGACAATCACGCCCCATGAACCACCCTAATGAACCATCCAAAGAAACATCCATGTTCAACTTGTTTTGGGATCAATACCCAATCAAGGTGGGCAAAGCCGCAGCCAAGAAAGCCTGGGAGAAAGCGATCAAGGTTGAAGCACCCGATGTAATTATTGCGGGCGCTGCTCGATACGCCGCCGATCCAAACCGCCATCCGTCTTTTACTGCGCACGCTTCCACCTGGCTCAACGCTCACCGTTGGGCCGACAGTCCACTTCCGCCACGCGTTTTCACGGCCGATGAAAAGAAAGCCCGAGAGTTGGAAGAGTCTAAGGCTAAGACTGAAAGAGAGCGCCAGGAGTATCTCAAGTGGCAGCAGGAGATCCGCGAAGCCGAAGCGCGATCCGTTCCACCACCTGCGGACATCGTAGAATTTCTACGGAAAACATTACCGAAAAGATGACACAAGTCACTTGTAACCCTTACACTTCTCGTAACCATTACAACTTGGAGGTTGAAATGAGTACACGAGTCGTTATGCCGACCCTGGTGCAAAGCGGTGACACAGTTGTCATTGGCGATCATCGCTGGCTGGTTAAATCCGTGTCCGAACCTGACTACGCTGGCTTCGTTGATGCATCAATGGTTGATGCAGAGGGTCGCGAGAAATGGTCATGCTTCTACGATGCGGTTACAATCGAGGTGTGATTAGTTTCAGAGTCGATGGAATTCCTGTTCCGCAAGGATCAATGCGTGTGTACAACGGTCATGTTGTTCACAACAAGGGAGCCGAGTTAGCGGTTTGGCGATCGGCAATTGCGATTGAGGCACGCCGCGCTGGATGCACCCCTGAACCTGGTCCAGTTAAGTTAGATTTATTATTCTCAATGCCAAAACCAAAAACGGTGAAACGATTACATCCAACCGTTGCTCCTGATCTTGATAAGTTGATCCGAGCCGTTCTCGACTCGATGACCGCGATCGCGTATTTAGATGACGGCCAGGTTACCGAAATCAACGCTACAAAGATCTACGGCGTGGCCCCATTCCTGGAAGTTGGGCTTTGGCGGTCCTAATTGTCCGAATGTGGATAAAACTCACAGGATTACACGCGTAAAAATAGTCAAAATAAGTGCCACAAATACTTCCATTTGCCGCCGATCCATGGCAAGGTATGTCTCAACAGGGCGAAAGCCCCCAAGAGAAAGAAGGCAAGAAAGTGACTGAACAAGGAACACTAGGATTACCTAGAAGTTTCTACCCTGCTGCGAACGGTGGAAAATATCACCAGGCAAATAAGGTAGTGCCAAACGCACTGTGCAACGGATCAATCTTATTAGACACAGCAGAAACTCCAATTTCATACGATGCAACAACCTTATTCACAAAGGTGCATCCGATTGTTTGCCGCAAGTGTTTAACCAAGGCAACAGGAAGAGTGGCGATCTAATGACAAAATATTACAAGGCAGAATTTGACGGCAAGATCATTGTGCGCAGCAGCGCCAACCGCGAGTTTCCATACGCAGTTATCTTTGGCGACCATTGGATCACATCAGGTTACGCATCCTTTTGCGGATCGCTAGAGGCGGCGCAGAAAACATACGAAAGTTACACAAAGAAGTATTTTGATACTTACTTCATGATTGTTTACACCAAAGAGATCAGCGAGGCTGAGTTCAAAACCATCAAGGCAAAACTTGATGCAATCAAAAAGCAACTGGTGGAGGCAAACTAATGCACGCAATAAGAATGACCAACAAGGTCTACCAAGAATTCACTCCGCTGCGGGAGTCCTGCGCAAACAACTCCGAGGATGATCATTGGGATGGTTTGTGGACCGCAATGGAAAATGCAACGCCTGTTCACAAAGGCCACCGCTCGCCCAAGATTGTGCAACTGACTGATCAGCAAGTGGAAAGATTTATGCACGCTCTTGAAACGCAAATTGAGTACATGCTGTTTGTGCAACTGGATCAGGCTTTGAAGGATGGCTGCCGCAAGTCGGCCAACGAGATCCATTACATCGCTCGGCAGATGAAACAACTGATGGCAACCTTGGAGGCAAAGTAAATGAAACGATGCTGCGACCTGATTTACTGGAAGCACGAGGATGGCTGGGATGTTTACCACCGATCCGAATGCCAGCCGATCAACGGAACCTGGGTCCCTGACTGGTTCGACAACTTTGTGATCGAGGATGCGCCAACCAAGGCTGCGGCCAAGGCGGAGATTGCCAGCCGACACATCTTGGGAATGTGCCTGGTGACTTCATGAAATGCACGGAATGCGGCCGATCCTTTTATTGGAATTACCAGGCGGCGGGTTATAGCAAACCGATCTGCTTCAACTGCGCCGAGGGAAAGGACTAGGCCGTGTGTGCCTTTGTGCGGGGCGGCATAAAGCCTGGGGCCGTTACCCCTACCCCTGGTCCGTTCGAGGCTGTGTCGGCCTCGTGTGGCCTCGGTAAATCCGAACAAGTGTTCTAATCCTGGCCCGACACGCGTGAAAAATAAATAAAAAATAGTAGAAATAAGTGGCATAAATACTTGCACTAACTTTGAATTTACGGGAAGGTATGTCTCACCAGGGCGAAAGCCCCCAAACGAAAGAAGGCGCAAAATGAACACAGCAACAGAAAGCAAGATTGTAAACGCGGTAGTTGAAATCGCAATGAGTGGCGAGATTGATGTTCCCCAAGACAACGACTTCGGCGGAGCGGATCTTTGGAAGCCAGGGCAACTTGGAGTCAAAATTATTAGCGGAAGCGGCGACCGTTATGTTGCAGAGGGAGTTCGCATTGCGATCGATGACAACCAAATCAACCTTTACAAGTTTGAGCGCTCAGGCCTTAGCCGCACAATCAAGATGAGCGACACTTGCAGCGAGGCTTTTCTAATTGCAGCAATTCAAGAATTACTTTAAGAGACGGAAGCGGAGGCAAACTAATGAACGAATGTCCAATGTGTGGGCGCACAACCAAAACCCTGGTGGGCCGTTGGTATAAATACGACAACGGCGAGCAAATAATTACCTGGGTTTGTATTCCTTGCGCTGATCTACATGCAAGCCTGGTAAATAAATGAGCGAAATCAAACTGCACATGATCGAGGAGGACTTTGAGAACCTGGTCCATACCTCGATGCCCTGGGGCGGCCATTGGATCGAGCAGATTAATCGCTTTGATCCAGCCCCGATGCTTCATTGGCGCTATGCCTACTGGGTCGACAACTTTATGGCGGTACTTCTTTGCCGCGCATATTTGACCACGCAAAACTGCGAAACGCAGACCGTTTGGGATAGAGCCTTCAATTGCTATTTGATCCTAACCAACTACGAAACAAGAACCTGGAGGTCGTGATGCATAAATTCAAAGTAGAGATTGAGATCAATTATGACGGCTTGATCGGCGAGGAACGCACCGACCTGCCAATGTCTAAATCGCACAAAAATGCCCTGATGCGGCAAGCCGTGTGGCTACAAGTGGCCGATGCCATGGCATCCTATGGATTAACAACGACCGTCAAATCGGTGGTCTTTGCGAGAGGGAAGGAAGACAAATGAACAACGCACCTGTTTATCGCCGCCGTAGGTTTGTGGCGTTTGTGTTGATACCAGCGGTTGTTCTTGGACTGTTGATCGCATACGCAACCCGCGATCTTTGCTATGTCGGGGCCGAACACGGCAACGCACTTGGCTACGGATCGTGCAGCGCCATGATTGATCGGGTGGTGGGCAAATGAGTCCAGGGTTCAGCATGATGGGATCGGGCATTTACTCGGTCGAGGTTGATCGCGAGATTGTTTGCGCAGAAAGATGCTCAACTTGCGATGAGGAAGGTAAGACTTGCGATGCGGTTTGGGAGGAGACTCTTTCAACCGATGATTGGGGCAATATCGACAACGATGTGGAATGCGCAAAATGCGGTCATACGATAAATTACACGGAGGAGAGGCATTATGACTGAAGGCAATCTGTACATGATCCAGGTAGTTGAGGATGGATCGGTAACCTTTTCACGCAAATACGACAACGCGATTGAGGCAGTCCACGATTACGACCGCTTTGTGGACTTTGGACACGCTAAGTGGCAGCGCGAGATTGTATTGGTTGAGCCAAGCGGCAAGGCCCACGGCAAATCTTTTGATGGGCCGCTGACTCGAGCATTACAGGTAAAATAATCCCGACCCATTCCCGAACCGAGAGGAACTGAAAATGGATCAGATGCTAAACCGCTGCGCGTATGGTGCGTGGCATTATGGAGAACAACTCTGCGAAGTCTGTCGAAAGGGGCAGAAGGAATAGTCCGTTAAGTTGGTAGCGCGAGTTCTCTTAGCAGCCGCTTTAGCGGTAGGACTCGTGGCAGCAGCACCAGCAGAAGCGCAAGCGCCGCATTTAACTCAGGCACAAAAGATTAAGATCATGTCGCCCAAGGCTTATGCAGCGATGAAAGTTGAGTCCAAGTGGCGCAACCCGAAGCGTGAATTCAAGTGTCTGCATGATTTGTGGATGAAAGAAAGCAACTGGCGGCCAAACGCCCACAACAAGTCCTCAGGGGCTTTTGGGATTGCTCAATTCTTGCCATCCACTTGGGGCAACTACAAGTTTCCCTTCAAGCCAAAGGACCCGCAGATCCAAATTGATGCTGGCCTTCGGTACATTTACAAGCGCTATGGCACTCCCTGCAATGCCTGGGCCTTTTGGAAAAAGCAAGCAGGACCTGATTTACACGGAGGTTGGTATTGATGAGTCTTGACTCCCCCTTTGGCCTTCCTTTGCGCGTTGATCATCCCAGCGTTGATCCCACCGAGTGGGAAGACGATGAGGATGACGATTAAACAAGCGATCGTTGACCTAGTAATTCAGAGAGCGGGCGGCTACTGCGAGAAATGTGGCCGACCCGCTTCTGAGTCTATGGCGCTCCACCACCGCAAACTGAAGTCTAGGGGCGGCAAAGACGCAGTCAGCAATCTGATGTATGTCCACCACGAATGCCACAACCTTGGAAGCGAGTCGATCCATCTGCGCCCTGCTTTTGCAGCAGACAAAGGATGGATGGTTGCTTCTTGGGATAAACCTGAAAACACGCCGATGCAATTACCTGACGGTCGCCTTGTAATATTACAGAATGACGGTAAGATTACAGACCTAAAGGAAGGAACATTATGAGCATCCCAGTAACAATCAAAGGCAACCTCGGGTCTGATCCTGAGTTGAAATATGTAAAGACAGGGCGCGGTGATACCGCGCTTGTAACCTTTTCATTGGCACACACTCCACGCGAGCGCAAAGGTGATGAATGGGTCGAAGGCGAGACCATTTGGTTTCGAGTAACAACTTGGGGCGATAAAGGCGAAGTTTATGTCGATGCTTTGCGCAAAGGCGACAGCGTTCTAGTTCAGGGATCAATGAAACAATCAACATTTAAGGGGCGTGACGGAGTTGATAAGACCGCTTTGGAAATCACTGCTACTGACATTGGCATCGTTCCCAAGGTTCAGCGTGCTGCTGTTTCTCGCGGTCAGGCTCAAGTTAGCCGAGCAGAGGGTCCAGGATGGTAAGCGAAGGGTTGCTCTCTGCCCAGGAGGTTGCCACTCGATTGAATATTACAATGAACAACCTCAGGCAATTACAACATCGAAAACAACTTGTATGGGTAGAGAAAGCGGGTCGCAATGTCTATTATCGTGAACAGGATGTGGTCGCGCTCGCGGAAAGACGCGCAGGGAGAAAGAAAGAGTAATATCAATGCCATGATTGTTATTGAAGGGGAAGTAACAGTTGCGGAGATTGATGAAGCGCTGCGCAACATTAGAGAGATGCTTGTAGATCGCTACGGCAATCGCTTATCCCATCAAAAGAAAGAATTACTACTAAGCAGCATTGATGATCTATTAGATGCAAGGTTGAACCTAACTAAGTAAGAAGGCGAGCAATGGAAGTAACGAGAAGGCTGATTTCAGATTTATCTTTTGACCCAAGGAATGCACGCACGCACTCCCAAAAGAACCTGGATGCAATTTGCACAAGTCTTACAAAGTTTGGCCAACGCAAACCTATAGTTATAACAACTGACGGCTTTGTGCTGGCAGGTAACGGAACGCTTGAAGCGGCCAAAAGCCTGAAGTGGGACCACATCGATGTAACCGTGGCTCCTGCCGACTGGGATATGGAAACCGCTCGCGCTTACGCCCTAGCCGATAACCGAACCGCTGAGTTGGCGGAGTGGGATGACACGCTTTTGGCGCAACAACTTATGGAATTGCACGATGCGGACATTGATATCGAGGCTCTTGGATTTGAAATGCCGCAGGTCATTGCACCCGAACCCATCGATGAGGATGAAATACCGCTTGAACCCGAAGCAAAAGTAAAACACGGCGACCTTTGGCAACTGGGCGAACATTTACTATTTTGCGGCGATGCAACCGAAGTGGGGGCCTACGAACGCTTGTTGGGCGAGGACCAGGTCGATCTAGTTTGGACTGACCCACCCTACGGCGTGTCTTATGTTGGCCAGGGCGGAATGACCATCGAAAACGACAATCTAGACATTGGAGCGCTGGAGGAATTCTTGCGTCAATCATTCAACGCAATGGTTACTTACACAAAGCCTGGCGCTTGCTGGTATGTGGCTGCCCCTTCGGGTAACTTGTTCCAAGCCTTCAGCATCCCGCTTAGTGAATTACAAGTTTGGCGACACACGCTGGTGTGGGTAAAGGATGCCTTGGTTATGGGGCGAGCCGACTATCACTACCGTCACGAGAGCATTTTCTACGGCTGGACCCCTGGGGCCGCGCATCAAGAACCACCTGATCGCAAGCAGGACTCCGTGTGGGAAGTTCCACGGCCACGGTCAAACAAAGAACACCCAACGATGAAGCCAATTGAATTAATTACACGCGCCATCAACAACTCATCAAGGGCCAATGACCTGGTGCTTGACCCCTTCGCAGGGAGCGGTTCAACCCTGATTGCTGCGGAACAGACAAGACGGCGTGCCAGGGTGATGGAGATTGACCCGAAGTATTGCGATGTAATTATTGCTCGCTTTGAACGCATCACAGGTAAGACGGCAGAACTTTTGCCTGGAACTTGAGCAAAAGATGGAGGAAGCCGAGCAAAAGATTACAGAA